ATGTAAATGCAGTTGATGGTTTAAATGTTACAAATAACAATGCAGGGGGTAGTGCAGCAACAGTATTACAAATTGGACAAACTACAACTGTAGGACCATACAATGGTTTGTTTATTGCAAACCATAGTTCGGGTTGGTCAACGGGTGGATTAGCAAACACTAATGCAATAACTTCAGGGTCGGGTTCAACAGGAGGTTTAAATATTGTGGTTGATGGGTTAAATGCTCCATTCAGATTATTTACAAATGGTGGTTCTTCATCAGAAAAGATGCGAATCTCCGCTAATGGTGCTTTAGCATTAAGAAGCACTATACCAAGTACATTGTCATCAACAAATGCTTTTACTTTTATTGGTCAAGCAGGTGCAATTAGTGCAGCTACAACTGCTAACGATTTAACATTATTGAACAACGGATATTTTGATGGAACAAATAATGTTTATAAAAACAATGGAATTTCAAGTGCTTTAGCATTTGATTCTTCAGGTAATATAATTCTGCTTAATGCGTCAAGTGGTACTGCTGGTGGTACTATAACATATTCCGAACGTATGCGACTCACCGCAGCAGGGCGATTGCTTTTGGGAACAACAACCGAATCAACATTCTTACTTGATGTCAACGGAACGGCAAGGGTGAGTGGGTATGCTTTATTTGGTAGTGGTAATACTGGTACACCATTAGCGACGCTTGCTGATTTTAGAGGTGGATCAGATAATGATTTTATACAAGTTGCAAGGGTTTCAACTTCTTCTGATAGGTATTTTCGTATTTATGCCAATGGTTACATTGATGCACTATCAACAAAAACAGATTCGCCAGCATATAATTTTGCTGGTGCTGCAAATGCTAACACTGCTGGAAATAGAGGCTTATTTAGTATAACAAATACTTTTAATCCTACAAGCGGGAATGCTACTTATGCCACATTTGCAATTAATCAAACAATTAACCAAACGGGCGGTGCAAGTGGTATAACCAGAGGATTATACATTAATCCAACAATTACTGCTGCTGCTGATTGGAGAGCAATAGAAATAAGTACAGGAATATCAGTTTTAGCACCAGCAACAACGGCAAGTGCAACCTTGAGAATCCCATCGGGTACTGCACCAACATCACCCGTAAACGGAGATATTTGGTTTGATGGTACTGACCTTAAAATTAGAGTTGGCGGAGTAACAAAGACATTCACTTTATTATAAAATTTTAAATATATAAAAATGGCAAAAAAAATCCAACCCGTTACAATATGGGTAAATGGCGAAAGCAAATCAGCAGAGTATTTAGATGCTTATGGCATCAATGTACAACTTTTCAAAAATGGGGCATTCTATTGGTATTTATCAACAAAGGTAGTTGATGCTGAAGGTAACGATGTTCCAGGTGAGCAAATTGCACAAGGAAATCTTCAAATGACACATGAAGAATATATCTTGTGGAGAGATGATGAGTATGCTATTGAGTGGGTAGCGGATAAATTAAATTTAGTAATTTTACCATAAATTAAATACTATGACACTTGTAGAACTGAAGGCATCCGCTTATGATTGTTTAGCACAGATTGAGTACTTGCAGAAGCAATTGCAAGAAATCAACCAAAAGATTGCAGAGGAACTTCAAAAAGAGAAGAACGAAAATGGATAGCAAAAGCATTGGAATGTGTGTAGCAACCATACTGATTAAGGTTTGGGCAGATATTGCCCTTTCCGAGGTCGGTGTGGTTGTTGCTATTATAGCAGGACTGACCACAATAGTGTATAACTTAGTTAGGCTTTATAAGGAGTTTAAAACCAAATGAAGAACCTATCTAAAGAAGAACTGCTTAGTAGACTTGAGGCAATCAATCGTTCCAATGCTATCATCTACTTTGACCTTGAAGGGTACATCTTAGGGATGAACTCAATCTTCCTCAAAGCAATGGGATACCAAGAGGAGGACCATAAGCAGTTAGTCGGGAAGCATCATAGCATTTTTGTGAGTTACGAATATTCCAAATCAGAGGAGTATAAAAACTTTTGGGCAACCTTAAGAGGTGGCAAGTTCTTTGAGGGTGAGTTTGAAAGAAAGAAGATGGATGGTTCACCTATATTTCTACAGGCAACCTACAATCCTATCTTTGATGAGAACAATGTCATTACAAAGGTGATGAAGATCGCTACTGACATTACTGAAACAGTCAATTATAAAAACAAGATAGATGCTCTTTCTAAGGACTTGCAACTTGAGTTAGATAAATCGCAGCAACTAAAAAATGCGATTGAGGTTGAGAAGAATGCTGCTTTGAATGACTTAGACATACTAATGAAAAAGTCGCAATCAGAGTTAATTAAAACAATCGTTGTGGTTGCTTTGGTGGTAATTGTTGGTGTGGGAGTAATTACAACTATCCTTTATTGGATGGCAATGGTAACAGGTAAGGATACGCAGATAATAGGATCAACCTGGAGTAATATGTTCAGCGTACTTTTGACAAATGCCTTCTCAATAGTAGGAACAATTATGGGTATTAAATATGCAACACAAGACAAATAATAAAATATGAAACAATTCTTTTGTGAAGAAAACGGGAGACTATCAATGAAAAGATTATGCGGTTTTATCTGTGTAATCATCATTTGCGTAACAATGTATCATAACTCTTTCCACGAAACTGAACCAAGTGAGGCACTTGTCTACTCTGTGTCTGCTCTTGCTTTTGGTTGCCTGGGTTTAACATCTGCTGAGAAAATATTTAAGAAAGATGAAAATAAAGATTGACCCACTTAATGTCTTGCTAATTGCAATGATATTCTTATTTTTTATTTTTTGGTTACTATCATGTAATCCTGTTAAACAGGTTTTGCGTGACCAAGAGAAACTTGAAGAAGTTGCAAAGGTTGTGGTTAAAGGGGGATGGTGTGCGAATGATACCACCTTTGTTGTAAAGTCTGATACCTTGGTTGAAGTTGATACATTGGTGAGGATTGATACCCTTACTGATACCTATGTACTAAACGATACTGTTTACTTTACCAAGTGGAAAACAAGGGACATCACCAAGTCTATCACCATTCACGATACAATCAAGTCATACATAGTTGATAATGCTCGTGTAAGTTTATTACAGGCAGATTCAGCACGTTTAACAGGAGAGGTGATACAATGGAAAGGGAAAGCAGATAGTCGCTTAAATTGGTTAATATCTCTTTTGGTTATAATTGCACTTTTTATATATCTAAAACTTAAAAAATGAAGTTATCAGAACACCTTGACCTGTCAGAAGTAATCCGGTCTGAGTCAGCAAAAAGAAAATGCATCTCAAATATGCCAACACCAGAGCATATTGAGAACTTTAAATTATTGGCAGAGAAAGTATTCCAACCAATTAGGGAACATTTCAGATGTCCTATTCACATCTCATCTGGTTACAGATCAAAAGAGTTGAACCAAGCGGTTGGAGGAAGTTTGACCTCACAGCATTGCCAGGGCGAAGCGATAGATATAGATATGGATGGCACACCAAATGGTGTAACCAATAGGATGGTGTTTGATTTCATCAAGGATAACTTAGATTTTGACCAATTAATCTATGAGTTCGGTGATTCTAACAATCCTGATTGGGTTCACGTTTCGTATGAAACAACTGGTAAGCAGAGAAAACAAATCTTGAAGGCAATTAGGGTGAATGGGAAAACCTCCTATACTAATTACAAATGACAAAAGTAGAAATTTGTGTTAAGTATCGTGAGCAGTATGGGTGGGATATGCCGACCATGAAACTTGCAAGGATTATCTACGCGGATAATCCTTTGCTATTTAACTCAATTGATACGGCAAGGACTGCGTTGAGAAGCATTGAAGGTAAAAGTGGTGCAAGAACATCAGTAAGAAAAGATGTTGAAGAAAGACCAAGAAATCCTTATAATCTTCCTCAATCGGATGAGGCAATTTACCAACCTTATGACCTAAAAGCGAAGCGGTTGTTGGTTCTTTCCGACATCCACATCCCATATCATAGTATAGATGCTTTAACCTGTGCATTTGATTATGCTAAAGGTGAGAAACCTGATGCAATACTTTTGAATGGTGATACACTTGACTTCTTTGCATTGTCACGATTCGCTAAAGACCCAAAGGCAAGGTCATTTGCACATGAACTAAATACCTTCAAGGAGTTCATGGATATACTTAAAAAGACTTTTAATGCAAAGATTTACTTTAAGATTGGCAACCACGAGGAAAGGTACTTTCATTTTCTTTGGATGAAAGCACACGAGATAGTGGGAGTAGAGGAGTTTGAACTTGAGAACATAATCAAGTCAAGGGCAGAAGGTATAGAGATAATCAAGGATAAGAGGATAATGAAAGCAGGTGATCTAAACATTATTCATGGTCATGAGTTTGGTGGATCAGTATTTAGTCCTGTAAATATTGCCAGGGGGTTGTTTTTAAGAGGAAAGGTGTCGGCTATGCAAGGCCATAACCATCAAACCAGTGAGCATACTGAAAGAGATATGAATGGTAGAATTACAACTACTTTCTCACTCGGTAGCCTATGTGAATTGCATCCGGCCTATCTCCCACTCAACAAATGGAATCATGGTTTTGCCATTGTTGACATTGATGGTAAAGAATTTGAAGTAAGGAATAAACGTATTCATAACGGAAAAGTTTTGTAATATGGAACAAGACCTCGTTTTAGGAGAACCCGAAGCGCAAGAGGTTGAGGAGTTTATTGAAGAAATATCGTATAGCGAATACATAGCAGCATCAGTTGATGTTTTAAATATGCTTGAGAGTGCAAACCCTATGACTAAAATTGAAATGAAAAGGGTAGAAAATTTAAGAAAGATGTGCTTTGAAATGCTTGAGTTTTCTGTAAAATCCATGCACGAAACATTGTTTGGGAGTTAGTTTTTTTGATTGTTTTTCCCCCCTTATTTCTATTAGGGGGTTTCTTTTTCATATTATTAAAAAAAATATATATCTTATTTGTGTTTTGTATGTATTAAGTATATATCTTTGCTAAAACAATAACACAATGAAAGAAATTAAAGAACTCAGAAAGCAAAAGGGTTTAACCCAAGAAAAGCTGGCATACCTAAGTGGTGTGACAACCGTCACAGTAAACAGAGCAGAAAACTCTGGTAAGATGCGTCAAAGCACTTATATCAAATTGGTCAACACTTTAAACCAACTACAAGATGCTGTATCTATGCCTGTTAATTCTGGGTTGTAGTAGTTTAGTTGGTATTGCAATGATTAATTATGACAAAGTATCCTCACAAAAAATGGTACAACGCAGAACCTTATACCAAATCCCATCAGCCTTCTGGGATGAGTACAACTCAATTACCCTTGACATCTACTATATGTCAAACGCAAGTTCAGAAGCCATCAGATACAAAATTGAGGACTTTGAGTACAAGTACAGCCAAACTGTTGACCAAATGGTGTACAATGATAGGATGGCCGAGATTCTTAGGTGCTACCAAATGAAGCAAGAATTTATAAACAATAAAACCAAGTAAAAATGGGACTACAAAACAGTCAAGGCGGATCAAAAGTGTTTTTAAGCATTAGCAACGGAAAGCTCGTTCGTAGCTTCAAAGAAAAGACAGAGGGTGCAGTATCTCGTGTCAACAAAGCAGGTCGCGAAGTCTATGAGATGTTCTATGACTCTCTTGAAGGCACAATCAAAGAAGTAGGCACAAAGGAGTCTGACTATGGCAAGTTCTTGGTAGTGCAAGTTGAGTCAAATGCTGTGAACTATCAGCTTGAGATGAACTTTTCATCTGGTTATAGCGCATCTTTCCTCAAAACTCTGCCAAATGTCAACCTATCACAAAGGGTTCAAATCACCCCAAAGCTTACAATTGAGGGAGACAAGAAGAAAAGTGTCTGCTTCCTCAACCAAAATGGTAGTGGTTTAAAGTGGGCATTCACAAAGGATAACCCCAATGGAATGCCTGACCTGGTCAAGATTAAAGTAAAAGGTAAGGATACTTGGGATGACTCCGATAGGATGGAGTTCCTTGAGAACTATGCAAAAGGTCTATTCGGTGGCTCTAAAGCACCAGTTATTGATGATGAAGTTCCTTTTTAAACCAAATGGAGTGGGCATATTGCTCACTCCTTACTTTTTTAAACACAAAATATGCAAAACTTTAATATAGACATCAATAAAGGCCGTATTGAGTTCGTTGACAATCGGTTTTATGCTACTGAGAATGGCAACTATGTGCCATCAGTCACCACAATTTTAGAAGCATACCCAAAGGATGCAGCCTTCTTTAAATGGCTCAAAGA